GCTGCGAGGATGGGCAGTGGCGCCAGGTGGTGACGATCCTCGATGCCGTGGCCTCGGGCTGCGATCTGTTCGATGTGGATCAGTTGCGCCTGGAGTACTCGCCGGAAGAGTTCCTGCAGCTTTTCATGTGCCAGTTTATTGACGATGGCCAGAGCGTTTTTCCGCTATCTGTCCTGCAGCGCTGCATGGTCGATTCGTGGGAGGTGTGGGACGACTTTCGTCCTTTCCATACGCGGCCCTTCGGCAACCGGGAAGTGTGGATCGGTTATGACCCGAGCCATACGGGTGACTCTGCCGGCCTGATCGTGCTGGCACCGCCCATGGTGCCCGGCGGCAAGTTTCGCGTGCTGGATCGCATCCAGTTCAAGGGCATGAACTTTGAGGAACAGGCCGAGCGCATTCGGCTGATCACCACGATTTACAACGTGACCCACATCGCCATCGACTCCACCGGGCTTGGGCAGGGCGTGCTGCAGATTGTGCGGCAGTTCTTCCCCAGCGTGGTGGGCATCAACTACAGCGTGGAGGTGAAAGTGCAACTGGTGATGAAGGCGCTCTCGGTGATCAATGCCGGGCGCCTGGAGTTCGATGCGGGCTGGACGGATCTGGCAGCCGCATTCATGGCGATCAAGAAGACCACCACGGCATCGGGCCGGCAGATGACTTTCGAGGCGGGCCGATCCGAAGAGACGAGCCACGCCGACTTGGCCTGGGCCTGCATGCATGCGCTGGTGCACGAGCCGCTGGAAGGCAGCACCACGACCAATTCTGGATTCATGGAGATTATCTGAAATGACAAAGCGGCAGACAGTGAAAGCCACGGCCAGTACGCCAACGCCAGCCACGCAAACCACCACCGCCAGCGCGGCGCCCATGGCGTTTTCCTTCGGCGAGCCGATGCCGGTGATGGACCGGCGCGACCTGTTCGATTATCTGGAATGCGCGCCCATCGGCAACTGGTACACGCCACCTTTGAGCTGGGAAGGCTTGGCCCGCACGTTCCGGGCGGCAGCACATCACGGCAGCTCGATCTATGTGAAACGCAATATTCTGCTTTCCACCTTTGAGCCGACACCGCGCTTTAGTCGGCTGGAGTTTTCAAGGTTCGCGCTCGATTACCTGACCTTCGGCAATGCCTACATCGAGCGGCAGAGTGCGGTGAGCGGCAAGGTGCTGGCCTACAAGACTTCGCCAGCCAAGTGGACGAGGCGTGGTACGGATCTGGACACCTATTGGTTTATCCAGATCGGCAAACAGGACTATGCGTTTCAGACGGGGAACGTGTTCCACCTGATGGAGCCAGACATTAACCAGGAGGTGTATGGCCTGCCTGAGTACCTGTCGGCACTTAATTCGGTGTGGCTCAACGAGTCGGCCACCTTGTTCCGGCGCAAGTATTACCTGAATGGCTCACATGCCGGCTTCATTTTCTATATGACTGACCCGGCGCAGAAGCAGGAGGATATCGACAACCTGCGCGAAGCCTTCCGGCAGGCCAAGGGGCCGGGGAACTTCAAAAACCTTTTCCTTTACGCCCCAGGCGGCAAGAAAGACGGCGTGCAGCTCATCCCGGTAAGTGAGGTGGCGGCCCGTGATGATTTCCTGAATATCAAGAATGTGACGCGTGACGACCAGCTCGCCGCGCACCGCGTGCCGCCCCAGCTGATGGGGATCATTCCGCATAACACGGGGGGATTCGGTGATGCCGCCCAAGCGGCTGCGGTGTTTGCCATCAACGAGGTGGCACCGCTGCAGGCCCGCATGCAGGAGGTGAATGAGTGGGCCGGCGAGGAAATTATCCGATTCAAACCCTACGCCATTGCGGCGGGGGAATAAGCAGCTAAGAAAGAGAGAAACGCAGCATGAAGCAAAGCAGCATGACCACCCTGAATACCCTGCACCTGGGGGATTGTTTGAGCTTTCTGCAGACATTGCCGGATGCGTCCGTCGATGCGCTGATCACCGATCCACCTTATTCGAGCGGAGGGCTGCACCTATCAGCCCGGCAGGGTAAAACTACCGCCAAGTATCTGAACTCGAATGGGCGGACCTACCCGGAATTCCTCGGTGATAACCGTGATCAGCGTTCGCACCTGCATTGGAGCATCCTGTGGCTGTCTGAGTGTTTCCGGGTGCTCAAGCCTGGGGCGCCGGTCTGTCTCTTCAGCGACTGGCGCCAGATTCCGACGACCACGGATGCGCTGCAGGGCGCAGGCTTCATGTGGCGCGGGATTGCCGTATGGGACAAGACGGAGGGTGTGCGCCCGGTGATTGGCCGTTTCCGGCAGCAGGCGGAATATCTGGTTTGGGGCAGCAAGGGAGACATGCCACAGGATCGGGGTGTCGGGGTGCTGCCTGGGGTGTATCGCTGCAGCGTGAAGGCTGCGGACAAGTTCCATGTGACGGGCAAGCCCACGGAACTGATGCGCTCATTGGTGAAGATCTGCCCGCCGGGTGGTGTGGTGCTTGATCCGTTTGCGGGCAGCGGCACCACGCTGGTGGCCGCAGAGCGTGAGGGCTACCAGTGGGTGGGGTGTGAGATGTCGGAGGATTACCACCGGGTGGCGTCTGAGCGGTTGGCCCAGGCGTAGGAGCATTACCGGAACGAAGCCCGCGCAATGCGGGCTTTTTGCATGCGGAAGCATTGCAGCCGCAATGGGCCGGGAATGCCCGCTTACCGCGTGTTTTTATTCTGCAAAGACTGAATCATCGCATTCCGCAGAATTTCATTGGCCTTGGTCTGGTACTTCCCCTGGGCCTTGAGCCATGTCAGAACGTCTGCATCAATCCGCATGGACACATGAGTCTTGACGGGCTTGTAGAACGGGCTTGAAACCGCCTTCGCGTCCAATACCTCCCCGGCAGGGGGGATGTCGCTGTAGTCGATGGTGCTGTCAGGCTCATTGGCCAATGCCTGCAGCTCTGCCACACGCTCCGCAGTCAGTGGCGGCAGCTCACCTTGCTTGTGTCTAACCATGCTCATAATGACTCCGCTCCTTTCTGTCTGCACGTCTGGCGCTGATGATCCTGATAACTTCAACACCTTCATCTTCCAGACGCACCGTATGTGCTACCAGCAGCAATAAGCAGCCGCCAACCATGCCCAACGTCTGCCAACGGTACTCTCCATGCTCGATACGATCCTGGACAGATACCGCAAGCGGATCATCGAAGACGCGGGCAGCTTCTTCAAACCGGATACCGTGCTTGCGGTAGTTAATGTCCGCTTTGGTTGGGTCCCACTCAAAATACCGATCCATGGAGAAAATGTAGCACAAAATTGTATATACAAACAGATTTCGTTCGACCTCTCCTGCCGCCATACGACCCAGCAATAGGTAGGTGGTCTCGCGGTACTGGCATCGAGGCACGGCTGTTCATGGCGGCACCAATTCGGTGCACGGACCAACATCCAAAAATCGCGGCGCGCGGTCGTACCCCCGCCACGCCCCCCCGCTTTTCGTGTCGCTTTCTATGCACCTGCAAGCACCCCAAAAAACCAGCCGCCAACAGGGCTAGAATCGCGTCAGTTGTGTTTAAAAAAGTGTGCGTTCACATGCAGCTAAGCGCATGCAAAAACCCTTCAGTCCTCGCTGGGCATGTTTCTCCGGGCTGACTACGCGGAGCAGGGAAGGTGTTGTCGCCGGGAGTTCATCAAGTGCCGAAAAAGCGGCTAATTGGGTAGTTGGCCCTAATGTTTGCGTGCCTTCCGGCCGCGCAAAAATTACGCACTTGGTTAGCTGTGTCCAACAAACTTATGATTTAAAACAGTTGGCGGGGTGGTTTCTGATGTCTTGCATGGGGTGCAAGGGGTCGCGAGTTCGAATCCCGCCGCCCCGACCAATGAGACAAAAACATTTAGGCCAATCTTCGGGTTGGCCTTTTTGTTTTGGGTTCGCTCACAGCGAATAGTCGCTCAATCAGGGCTAAAGCTTCGCACGGCTTCTGTTCCCAGAAGAGCTTTGAGCAAGAATTCAGGCATTCGGGAAGCAGTACCGCTCACCGGAGTTCTGGGTTGTCTACATGGCATAGAACGCCTAAAGCCCCAGCCCGCACCAACGAGGCCGCTTGTCGTAGGGCGCGCGCAGCGGAACAATGGAGCGCCGCGCAATTGCGCCGATCAAACCTCCGCCCGGAGGGCGCAAACTTTTGCCATGCTCCGGTTTTCCAGAGCTGCCTACGCGGCAGTGAAGTGTCGGTGTCGAAAAGCTGGCGAAGGGTTACAATTTCTGAGCTGCCTACACGGCAGTGAAGTCGTAGATCTGCTGCTCCAGGCATTCAGTGATTTTCTGAGCTGCCTACACGGCAGTGAAGAGCATCGATGCATTTTTATGATCCGACCTACTTTTCTGAGCTGCCTACACGGCAGTGAAGTTTGGCGTTGTGCCAACATTACGATTCACATATTTCTGAGCTGCCTACACGGCAGTGAAGTTTGGCACCCATTTATCACTGTGTCATCCATTTTTCTGAGCTGCCTACACGGCAGTGAAGAGCATCACACATTTATGCACGTCGTATGGATCTTTCTGAGCTGCCTACACGGCAGTGAAGGGAACTTGACGCGGCGAACGGTGGCGCGAATGTTTCTGAGCTGCCTACACGGCAGTGAAGTTCACAACAGGGCAGGGATAAGCTTGCACGCTTTTCTGAGCTGCCTACACGGCAGTGAAGGCATCCAAAACAAATCCAACGTTGGTGCAACGTTTCTGAGCTGCCTACACGGCAGTGAAGTGTGGTGCGCCCTTGTGTCCTGGCATCGTCACTTTCTGAGCTGCCTACACGGCAGTGAAGCAGCACGGTCACCGCCACTTGCAAAAACGACTTTTCTGAGCTGCCTACACGGCAGTGAAGTCAATTCCTTTGCGGCAGCCTCGCGTTCTTCTTTTCTGAGCTGCCTACACGGCAGTGAAGAAGACGACGGTCACGAACGACCGGTTACCTGTTTTCTGAGCTGCCTACACGGCAGTGAAGAGAAAGTAAAATGAAACGGAGAACCCGCACATTTTCTGAGCTGCCTACACGGCAGTGAAGCTTCTGCCGGCTCGGCTTGGAAGCCCGGCGATTTTCTGAGCTGCCTACACGGCAGTGAAGAATCCTGACGCGGTGACGCCAGGGTCGTACCGTTTCTGAGCTGCCTACACGGCAGTGAAGGTTGCGTAATTGTTTAGATCCGTGTGATCATATTCCCGTTCGTAGCCTGCCTCTTTTCAAAGCGCGGTACGTGATGCAGCATCTGTTTAGCTCTCCTATTGCACGGACTCTCTCATGACGCAATCGCTGCACA